GACCTGCCGCTCAGACACATTATCCCAGGTGTCATCCGGTCCTTGTGCATACTTAGCTTTGAAAATGGTTTCCCCGAACGCTGTACGAAATTGAGTCATTAATTATCCTTGATTGTTTAGTTTGCTGATATACCACTGTTTCGCTTTGAGTGCGATAGGACCACCTAACTTCTTAGGGTCCAGCTGCGAGGCTACGATAGTGTCTGACTCTTCTTTGATCACATCACCGTATACCCACCGCAGGAAGTCACCGATACTGGGCATATCGAATGGCTTTAGTTGTTCGTTCAAGAGCCACTGTAGGCCCTGCTCTAACCGTTGTTCTGTTACTACTGACTCTACAAATTCTTTCGCCTTCATATTGTCTGGATCAGCTGCTGCTAATACTCGCACCTTAGATGCTGAGTGTTTCTCACCCTTAACTTTGAACTGGTGGAAATGTTCTGCACCAACCGAGGTCCACACCACGCCCTCACCGATACCTTCCTTATCGAAGTAGGCACCGATAGGACACCGCGCCTCGACATCGTCGGTAATCGCACGCAGGTTGTCTGTGCTGTCATCTGGATTGTTGAAGTCGATGACCTGCATGAAGGTACCAAACCGGCTTATGTGGTAGATGTTCTTCGATGGGTCATCGGCGTAGTGTTCGATCCAGGTGTCTACGCCAAGGCTAACTGTCTTGACACCGAAGATAAGGAACATCTTAGGCAACCCGTTGATCGCGACATTGGCCTGGATATTCCCGCCACACCACTCACCATAGACAACGTAGCTGTCTGGCGTCCCGATACTCAGGGTATCGAGACAGAATTGTCTAAGCCAATCCTTGTGTTGGCTCATGTACAGCATGAACCCGGCGTTGTCAGCCACTAGACTCAACACTCGTTCTCTCGACTGGAAGGTAACTTCGTTGGTGGCCGGTGTATACACCACAGCAGCGTTAGTTCCGTGGGCCTTCACTGTGCCCTTGAAGCTAACCACCGGGAGTGGCTTGCCATCGTAGTATTCCCGGATCTCCTTGACTACATTGTGGAATTGCCCGATCGAGTTGTACTTAAAGAAATTAGCAGAAGAAGTAGTCACTTTTGATTACCTGGTTGATGTCGAGTTGGCCCGACACTGGTTGTGGATACTGAAAGGTAGGTTGATGCTTCATCAAGGCCAGCTCGATGTAGTCAAACCCGTTGGTCATCGAGTATTGCTTTATGAACTGTTCCTTGGCAACTTGCCTCAGGCGAGGTACCCTGTCGGCATGTACTGAGAAGCTGTCGTGTACCGCAGCGAAGGAACCGCCGAAGGCAACAATCGTGTTGTCCATATGCGCGGAGTCCATCGAATGGATGAAGTTGGGAGAGATTCCTGACGCGAAGGATCTCCGGCATGGAACCCGCTTGTGTGAGTCCTTGCCGATGATATCTTCGCGTATCACATGCATGACCCTACCATCCTTGTTTCCTTTGATGCCCTTGATCATGCCCCTCTGCTTGGTCTGCCTCTGCAGGTAGGCTTGGTAGACTACAGGGAAGCCTGACGGTGTCACCCAGGACATCTCGTTCTCACCCTCATCGAGCTCATGCTCGGCTAACTCCTGCAAGAACTTAGCTGTCTTGAGTGGGCCAGTACAGACGTCGTTGATGGCCCGGATCATGTTGCCAGCCAGCATAGTGCATTCCTGCTCTGTTACTGAGTACTTGTGAGACAACCCAGCAGCGTGCATGTCTTCGTACATGTTCTTAGCGATACGTGTCTTACCAGCTGAGTAGCTCCTCGTCATGCAGGCCCGCTTAGAGATGCCCTTTCTGATGTCCTTCATAGCCATGTTAACCCGAGTAAAGAAATCCGGGATGATTGTCTTCAGTACCTGGGCTACTGAAACGTAGAAGTCCTTCTGGATCTTCGATGGGGTCAGCGACACTAATTCTCCTGCCCGCAGGTCTTTGGACAAGGCAGCCATGTGCTGTGTGCCGTTGTTTGATCCATCCGATGGGATGGGTAATCCAGAGGTAAAAGGTAGCCTCTGGTGGACACTCTGGGTATACCCTGCTATCTCCACGCAGGCGGCTAAGAAGGCATATGGCTTCTCCGCTTCGGGCCTGACCGCGTTTCCGTTGCCCCACTCACAAATGGTGTAGATGTTGGCCATAACCCAGTTAAAGCGATCATCGAGCGTCATCTTGTCTACCGAGATAGTATCTAGCCCCTGCTCTTTTAGGTACGTAATGTAGTCGCTCGTGATCCACTTAAGCTGAGACAATTCCTCTAACGTATACGACTGATTGTAGGAACAGGCCGCATGGATGCAGAGAAACCGGTACCCTATTCGGGTCATTTCCTCTTCGTTGTAGAACAAAAAGAGGCTACGGGCAAGGTCAGATCCTTGGTACTCTAAGAAGGACTCGGAGTAGTAGCTCCTTCCTCGATAGTCGCGTGAGATCTCTTGGTAGAACGGGAAGCCCTGATCGCAGATCAGATCTGCCTTCTTGATGATCTGGTTGTACTCGAACGACTTAGACTTCAATCGCTGGACCCTTGGATCGTTCCGACCGAGGAACTGTGTGCCATCCAGGTGGGTCATCCCGTCTGTTAGTTTGGTGATGTCGTCTAACAGTAGTTCTACGATGACCCCATCCCCATCGATCAGTTCGATTGTTACCGGCGGTGGGTTAGCCTTAGCTGCCTTGAGTACGTGTAGGTTCAACGCCCACGGTTGCTGACGGAGTATCTCGGTTGCCTTAACAAAGGGTGTATCTAAGTACTTCTTGAATGATTCGCTGGCGTCCCGACCCTTGATGAACGTTTTATGGGTCACGTCAGATACCCCCGAGGTTATCGCCTCCGGTGTAGTGAAGATTGTTCCGATCAGCGTTGGCTTTACGCGGCTCCTCTGGTGCAGGATCCTGACTAGGTACGGTGCTTTGAAACCATCGTACTCCCTCTCGATCTCAACGAGGTCGTCCTGCAGGAATGTCTCCAGCATGAGGTCACCCACAGCGAGTAGCGTTCGCATCTCCGGCGTCGGTACCTGGACATGCTCACAGACCATCTTGCCGATAGCTGCTGAGATGAAGGTGAGTTTAACAGCTGCTGTGTACCGGGTGTCTCGACTCTTGGTGCAGTGCTTGAGTAGCATATCCCAAGAGGCGTTGACGATATCTTCATTCCACTCTGTGTACATTGATAATATTACTGCCCCGTGATTCTGGTATTTCTCGGAGTCGGGTAGTATGGCTGCTACCCGCTCTGCTAAGTAATCAAAAGGATTCATTGGTTTAGCTCCGGCTGTCTTCCTCGGTGTTGAGGTCTTTGAGTCGTTGTTCTGTTAGTCGGATTGCGATTCGGATAGATTCTTCCTCGTCATATGGGTCATGGAGAGGAACACGGGTGGTTAGGTTTACCCAATCGGCGTCTTTAAGTGAGATCCATTTCATTCGAAGTCTACCATGTTGTTGGCACTAAGCCGGGTTGTATTCGGATCATAGCTGCAGGATCCACAATCACCGGTCTTGCCAGTGAAGCGGCTCTTGAGTACCCGCATCTTGATCGTGTTGCGTTCTTTGACGGTATCCGCAATCATATTTCTAGCGAAGGCCAGGATATCAAACGAGATTTGTTTGATTGAGCCCGACCCCTTGATGTCGTCAACAGATGGTAGGCCACCCTCTTCGAAGGCCTTCTTCTGAAATGCCTTACGCAGGTGGGACACTACTCCTAACCACACGCCGTGCTTCATCACGATCTTGAGCAGCTGGGACATCACAGCGTCAGTGGCCTCGTTGCCTTCCTTACCCTCTGACCCCTCAGATACTGCAATCGTGATGTGGTCCAGGAAGATGTACTTGCAGCCCATCACGGCCAGCTGTTCGATCTTTTCAAGCAAGGATCCGTCACCTACCGAGCCTTGGTGGTCTAGCAGAACCAGCCGGTTGTCGCTGAAGACCCGCTTGAAGGCTTCGTACTGCTCCTCTTCGGTAGTCTCGCTCTCGGACAGGTTCTTCTTGAGGTTCATCCCGATGAACTTCTGAGCGGTATCTCCTACGGACTCCTCAAGTGACACCATGCCTACTGAGTCGGGTGTGTTTTCAAGGATCTCAAGCACGATTTCTTTGATGAGTGTACTCTTACCGGCACCTGTCCCCGAGGTGAACAGCACGATCTCTCCAAGGCGCATACCTTGGGTCATGGTGTTGAACCCTTGGAGACAAGCAGGGTAGGGTACAGAGGAGGTTGCTTGCTTTCGTTTGTAGTGTTCCCAGACATCCTGTCCCGAGACGATACCCGCCGGTGAGAACAGCTTAGCATCGAACATAGCTGCTAGTACAGCCTGTCCACCATGCTTAACCAGTAAATCGCACGGATCTTTCTCCGACATCGTGGCGATCTTTACCTTATCGTATCCCACGATCTTAGCGATCTGCTTAGCTATCTTCTGCCCCGGCTCGTCCATGTCTGTCATGACGATGACCTCGGCGAATGTCCTGAGCCACTCTCGTTGCTCGATAATCAGCGCCGTTGCCGACGCGGATGGAAGGGCGACCGCCGGGTAGTACCGTCCGTATTTGTCAAATGCAGATTGAGCCACGGCAAGAGCATCCAGCTCGCCTTCACAAATGATAATGCGTTTGTTACCTTGGGCAACATTCTGGCCAAAAAGTTGTACACCTTTGAAGTCTCCGTGGATGATGAATTGTTTAGGTAGCTTGCGTTCTTTGTAGGCGACAACTTGCCCGTCCTTCGTGTACGGATAGAAGTGAGACGCGATCTCACCTTCGGCGTTGTAGCTGACCTTGACGCCATAGTGCTCTGCTGTGGCCTTAGTGATACCTCGTTCTTTGAATCCACGGGTGGCGTATCCGTAGATGTCTTCGATAGGGTGCATGTCATAGTTCTCTTTGTGGTATTCTGTTGGTACGTAATTCGGGTCGATCGGGGAGGACTTAGCGCAGGAGAAGCAGTAGCCGAACTTGTCGTCGTCTTTGTAACTGAATGCGTCATGCGATCCGCAGTCTGTCTTTGGGCATGGCGCGTGGATCCATCGAGACATATCAGTTCCA